TATCAAAAGGAAACGGTGAAAACAAATTACCATTTGATGTCACAGCCTCATTGTTGTTCACCACTCTTATAGCTGGGTCAATATCATCGTGGTCTATCGTCAATAAGACAAGAAAAACATCACTTGTTTCCTGTGAATATGCTGCCTCCTTAAAGGCATTTGTAATTGCCATTACGGTAATATCTCCAAGTTAAAAGTTGCTCTCCAATACCTGTTAGAAGTAGAGGCATCGCCTATCCCCCTGATTACAGACCATGAAGGTGGTTTTGTAAATCGTACTGTAACTGTTTCTCCATCGACAGGGTCTGGTATTGTAAATGAATCTGTTCCTTCGTTTATAGTTGTAATATAAAAAGTATCAAAGGTCGCTCTTTGTGTTCCAGTTAAAGTGGTAGACCATTGCCAATTCCTTATCGCTGCTGTAAAAACTTTCCTCTTCTTTGGAGCACCTGAGTCCATTTGTGACTTAATAAAAGCCTGTTGTCTTTCATCTTTAAAACCTCCATCTATCGGATATTGTGGTAATGATGCTGGGTACGCTGGCATTAATTTATCTCCTTATCGTGCTTTGTTGCATATCACGAAATTGACTGAGCATTTGATTATTAAATTTACTCCCTGGCTTTACCTGTTGTGACATTTTCTCATCAAGAATTACATCTATACTTCTCCCTCCCTGTTCGCTTTCTGATTCTTCAACTCTTGTTCCTTCTGGAGCACCGATAATGTTTATTTCCACATTACTCCCTCCCCCTCCCATACTTCCCATAACCTGACTCAATTTATCAAGAGGTATTAATGCCTCTGGCCCTGCTTCACCAAATATCCCTGGTGTTGGTCTAGTAGCTATTCCTCCTTCTGCAAGACCAGGTGCTGTAAATAACCCAGTAGATGACATCTGAGGTGTTATGACACCAGTACTTGTTATTGAAGATTCTAAACCAGCAGCCGTTGAACCATACATACCTCCAACCCACCCTCCAACTGCTGTTCCAAGTGCTCCAGCAATTTGTCCAACCCACCCTGACCCTGACCCTCCTGCTGCTTGTCCAAATAACGCTTGCATCATCGGTTGAATGATTGTGATTTTAATAGCCATATCAGCAATCATTCTGGTGAAAGAGTTAAGGATATCTGAAAAACTTACTTTCGCTCCCATAACCATATCAGTCAGAGTATTACCAAACTCATCTCCCCAAGACATGATACTGGATTGCATAGTTTGATAAGCTCTACTATGTTCTAATTTTATTTTATTTATAGATTTAATTTTAAAATCTCTCAATTCCTCCGCACCAATTTTACCCTCAGCAACTAATATATTATATGCTTCGGCTTCTTGTTTAAATTGTTCTATCGCTACTCTTGAGGCTGACTTAGTTAATGCCATCTTTTCCAGATTAAAGGACTTAAATGTTTCCTCTAATTCTTTTGCGGTCTCATCGGTGGATTCTAGCAAGGTTTTCTTGAATTTGTTTATACTTGCGGTTATTTCTTCCTGCTTTTTCAACCACCCTTCACTACCCTCAACCATTGATTTATCTATAGCTTCTATATCCGCCTTTATCTTCTCGGCGGCATCCAACCCCTCCACATCTGTTGGTAGAGATGGAGTCACACCCTGCTTTTTCAATGACATTTGGGCTCTTTTATTGTGTTTAACATCTGCTGTTTCTTTTAACTTACCCAACCAACCAAAGGCTGATTTTATAGCATCTATCGCTGTAAAAACAGCCTTTACTGACATCAGTATTCCTTTAGCTACTGATTTCATCCACCAGACAACTCCTTGTACTAACTTTACAAACCATCTCATCCTCCCTCCCTCTTTAAAAGCATCTAAGAATTTCATTATCAAATCTGCTGCTGATGAAACATCACCCTGAAATTCTGCCCCTATAGCTCTACCAAAATTCCTAAACGCTGTTAAGAGTTGCCCAAGTTTTGTACTCAAAGCCTTCAAACGAGTTTCAACCTCTTTATCAAGAGATATTTTATCCTTCATAGCCACATTAAGGGTTTTTATCACTTTTCTATAACCATTAAATACTTCAACCGCTTTACCTGCTTGTCTAATACCTGTTAATTGTTGAGCTACAAATATTTTCTGACCGTCTGTCATATATTCATATACTTTCATTACATCCCATAAAATCTCTTTTCCAGTCCTAAAAGAACCATCAACATTCGTTTGACTTATTTCTAATGCTTTCAACATTCCTATTACTTTAGATTGTGCTCCTGTTAATCTAAGCATAGCCATCTTCATTGCTGTTGCGGCCTCACTTCCTGAACCAAAAACCTCTATAATGGGGGTTAAAATTGCTGCTGTTTCTTCCATTGTGAAACCCATCAGTTTTGCAATAGGAGAAAATTGAGCCATACCTGTTGCCAATTCACTGAAACTCGTTGCAAATTTATTAGACACCGCATTGATAAGATTGAAAGCCCTCTGTGCTTCCGACGCTGGTGCTTTAAAACCTTTCAATATCCTAACCAATTTTTGAGAAGACTCAATTACTGTTAATTGACTGGCTGTTGCTCCTTTTAGAGCTATCTCTTGTAACTCAAAAGCTTCTTGAACTGTAAAGCCCGCCTGTTTAAAATTGGCTGCCCCTTGTAATGTTTCTGAGGCAGACTTACCAAATGTGGTTGCTAACTTTTCAGCCGTACCTATAAATTGGTGAGCACTTCCTTCAGTATCTAACATCACTTTCTGTAGATCAAGCAAAGCATCTTCAAAGTCAGTAAACTCTTTAATAGATTTCTTGACAACAAAACCCACCCCTAAAGTAGCGATTACCGCTGCCAATGCTACGACATGCCCCTTCACCATCTTTATCCTCGCTGCTAGAGCACCAAACCCCTTACTACTCTTCTGGGAAAAACTCTTCACAGACCTCTCGGCTTTCTTCAACTCTCGCTGAAGTTTATAGGTATTGCCGTCTATTGTTACCATCAAAGTTCCAATATTAGCCACTTTGTTTATCCTCCCTTTTAACAAATTTGGTCGCCATTGCGGTCATTTGCTTTTTCATATATTCCATCTTTTCCTTTTTACTGCTTCTAGTAAATCTAGGTATAAAATCTTCGGGTCTGAAGGGTTCTGATTGTTTCTTTGAGTCCCGATTTACATTCGCTATTATACTACAAATAAGACCTGATTGATAGTATTCTTCTCCAAACGGTTCTTCTCGATAGTATAATTCCCATTCTTTTAATTGTCTAGATGTCAACCCCGCTAATAAAAAATCAGGATGCCATACTCCTAACGCCAGAGCCAGCCTAAAATAGAATCTTCTCTCTGGCGACTTTAGTTTTTTGACATGCTATCTACATCTTTTTGAGTTATTCCTGATAATCTTTGTCCAACATCAAAAATAACATCTAACGCGTGTGCTGACTTATTTCCCAACGCAGGAATATCTGCCTCTGTAAATAATTGATTTCCATCTTTATCTACAGTTACAGCTATTACAAGTTTTGCTCTAAGATTTTCAAAAGTTCTCTTATTATTATCTACATCAAATATAGACTTCTCAAACTTATCCCTCTCGGCTCCAGTCAGTGTTCTTACAAATACATCACCACCCCACTCTTTAATGTGAACTTTCTCTGTCTTTAAATCTTTTGCTTCCAATATTTGTTCTTTGGTTAAGAACATAGTACACCCTCCTTAAATTAATTGTTTATGATGTCTGAGTTATCTGACCATCAATTGC